AAAACAAGGAGCAACGTGTAATGTCAAACATACTTGTAACGGGCAGCAAGGGAACGCTTGGCACTCCGCTGGTGGCAGAGCTCATCAGAAGGGGGCATACGGTCACACAGTGCGATTTACAGCATCAAAGGGATAATAACTACATCCGGGCTGATGTGAGCTCGTATAGGCAACTTGAGCGGATGTTTGAGCGGGACTATGATTACGTTTACCATCTCGCTGCTGAGTTCGGACGAATTAACGGCGAAGAGTACTATGATACGCTTTGGCAGACTAATGTGATAGGAACGCGAAATATACTGGAATGGCAAAGGAAGAAAGGGTTTAAGCTCATATTTGCCAGTTCGTCAGAGATTTATGGAAATGCCGATGTTGGCGTATTGAGCGAGGATATACCCAATACCATACCCATCGTGCAACATAACGATTATGCTATATCCAAGTGGGTGAATGAAGTTCAGATAATGAACTTTGAGAAGCGGTATGATAACCAGTGTATGCGGCTTAGGTTCTTTAATGCGTATGGACCTGGTGAGCGTTACCACCATTACCGGAGTGTCGTGTGTTTGTTTTGCTACAGGGCGCTCATGGGTATCCCATACCAGGTATATAAAGGTTACCACAGGGTATTCATGTATATCGACGACTTCATCCCTACGCTGGCACAGGCGTGTGAGAACTTTAGCCCTGGGCAGGTTGTGAATATTGGCGGTGAGGAGTACCGGAGTGTAGAGGATCTGAGCACACTGATAGCGGCATACGTAGAGACGCCTGTTATGGTAGACTACCTGCCAGAGGATAAACATAACGTGGTGAATAAACGACCGGATATTACGTTGGCTAAGGCAATGTTTGGACATGACCCACAGATAACTTTGGAAGAGGGTATACCCAGAACCATCGAGTGGATGCGAAAGGTTTATGAAATATGAAATACTCGATTATAATGCCATACTATAAGAAACGTATGCTACGTGAGACGTTGATGTCCTACCAGCACCATTATGCCAACCGGGATGACTACGAGGTTATCGTGCTGGAGGATTATAAAAATGTGGCGGATGCAGAAGAACATAAGGCATTAATGGGGATTATAACGGAGTTCAACGTGTCGGTACCAGTACACCACGTGGAGACTAACTTTGAGAACTGTTATGCACCAAGTAAGATGTTCAATTACGGGGTAAAGATTGCTAATGGGGAGTATATGGTGTTGACCAACCCCGAGTGTTTACACAAGACGAATGTACTGGGACAGTTTGATACGGCACTTGAGAAAGATCTAGACTCATATGTTGTGGCCTCGTGTTTCAACGGGCGCAAAGAAAATGGTGTTAAACTCACGGACAAGAATTTCGGATATACGTTTATGGCCTGGTATCAGCACTCCGTACATATACCCCGTGGTCTGCATTGGTGCTCGGTTATGTCGAGAGAGCAGTACAACGGACTTGGCGGGTTTGACGAAGGATACGCAATGGGATTTGGGAGAGAGGATGTTGATTTCTTCCGCAGGGTAGAGGAAAGTGATATAAACGTGGTGTTTAGGGATGATATTATTGTTATCCACATAAGCCACCCCAATATACCGTTAAGAAATTTCTTGATAGCCGCAAACCGCCACTATTACGCATCTAAATGGGGAGCAATGGACACACGATGAATGTACTTATATCTAATCCACCATGGTATGTGCCGGTAGGTGCAGCCAAAGCAAACGTGATATCATCGGGTCTTAGGGCTGGCGGTAGGTGGCCGTATATGAGCCCCGGTATTTCCACTGGGTATTTCCCGTTTCCGTTTAACATGGCATATGCAGACGCTCATCTGAAACAGATGGGTGTAGATTCCACATTACGGGATTCGATCATGCTGCGGGATAGCTATGAGGATTTCTTTAAGATTGCGGCTACGTATGATTATGTCGTGCTTGAGACTGCCATAGCTTCTAAGATCAATGATCGGTATATAATGACGGAAGTGGTTAGGAATAGTAAGGTGATCATGGTTGGCCCGTATGCGACTTCCCTGGCCTCTAAGATGATAAAATGGCCTGAAGTATACGCTGTCCTACGTGGCGAGTATGAGAAGAGCTTGTATGCGTGTCTAACAGACGGTACCGGCGGCGTGTATGAGTTCGACGAATGGGATAATGTAGATGATGCACCGTTTCCCACACGGGACACTACGCTGTATCGGTATACTACCCCCAGGCACCCATACGCGCTGAATATGTGGGGAAGCAGGGGATGCCCGTTTAGTTGCACGTTCTGCTATTCACAGAACTTCCAGAAGAGCCATAGGTATAGAGGACACAGTGCAGGACGGCTCGGGAGTGAGATAAAACGTGTGTTGGCGAAACTACCCAAGGTAGAATATATCTATTTCGACGACGATACGTTTAATATTGGTGATGATCGTATCAAAAGTATTGCACGGATGATGAAGGGGTTTGGATTACCGTGGGGCGCAATGTGCCGAGCGGATACATGCTCGTTGGATACGTTCCAGTCAATGGCCGATGGTGGATGTGTAGAGGTTAAGATTGGGATTGAGAGTGGGAGTCAGCGGATACTGGATGAGGTTGTTAATAAGAAGTTGAACCTGGACAAAGCGATACACACTGTTAAGGCCGTGCAGAAGATGGGGATTAAAGTACATGGGACGTTTATGCAAGGGTTTAAGGGTGAGACTGCAGAAGAAGTGAGAATGACAAAGGATTTGATAATGATGCTCGGGTGTGATAGTCATCAATTCTCAACAATAAGACCAGCATAAGAAGAACGGCAATGGATAAGAAAATTAGATCAGGTGTTAAGAGCGGAATCTGGCGTGTATTCGGTGTGGTTATACTCGCCGCCATTACCTACGTGTATACCAGGCACTGGATAACGGTATTACGATAACCCCGGCGCTCCGTGAGGTGTATAAAGCAGGGGAGTTTGAACATAACCCCATTGTAGATGCCTCGTATACCCGTGGGAAGGTCACAAATAGAGCCAGAACGCAGTTACGTATGACAAGTGGTGGCAATGTATGGCGAGGGCGTAATAAGCTTACTGTACGGATTAAACAAGGGTATGTGGCTTATGAAGGGTTTTACGAGAATGGTAGATGGTTTAGGAGCCGTTATATTACTGGAATCGGCATAGTACACGGTCTGGACTTGTTTACATTGTATCAGGAAACTCGCGGAGATAAGATACGGGTATTAGGGATAAGTGCTACGGTATGGGGGTGGGAATGATTCTTGTATATTGTTATGTCTGCGGGGATATTCTCCATAAAGGGCATCTTGAACATATTAAGAATTGTAAAGCCCTAGGGGATAAGTTGATCGTTGGGGTGTTGACTACGGAAGCAGTTATGGAGAAGAAATCAAAACCACTGATGGACTTTGACGAACGAGTGGATTTAGTACGAGGACTCGGGTGTGTTGATGCAGTTGTTCCGCAGCATTCTTACTCGCCGCTGGATAATGTGGTGGCGATACGCCCGGATATTCTGGTTGAGTCAACAGACCATAAAGAACAACCAGCCAATGATACTGTGATAAGTTATGGCGGACGAGTGGTTGTTATGCCTTACTATCCGAATCATAGCTCGACTCAGTTAAAAGCCGGTATGACGAATAAAACTGAGTTAGACATCACATAAGGAGTATGTTATGGCAATAACAGTTGGTACGAATAGCTGGGTGACGGAGGCGGAGGCCAATACGTATTTCGATGATCGTATCTTTGCGAGCGATTATTGGACGGACGCGGCCAGTGATAATTCTCCGGCGCTGGTTACGGCGTACAAATGGTTGAATTCAGGGCCATATTCGTTCCCGGCTACGGCAGTGCAGAACATGAAGGATGCGCAGTGTGAGATGGCGTTCTTCCTCTTACAGCATCAACCAGATCTCGATCTCCGCATGGGGTTGCAGGCGCAGGGGGTGATTGGCGCAGGGGTGGTTAAGGAGAAGTACAAGGATGATAACAGTGTTGAGTTGCCGGTGCCACCGATAGTACAGGAGTTGCTTGAGGACTACCAGATGGAGAAGCCGATGTTCATGGTTAACCTAGAGCGCAACGAAGAGAAGGGCGTGGACTACGACGCCTTCACCAATCGCTATGACGATGAAAGTTAAGAGGATGCGATGTTAAATATAGGCGAGGACTATAGTGGGCTGGGAGAGGTAGTGGTCTTGGGGTTGGTTGGAACTATTGGTTAAAAATACAAGAAATATAACATGGAGACTAATCATGAGTAAATCGACAAGAGGTAAGCGAGACGGAACGGGCCCATATAAAGATTCAGCTCAGCGCAGTACGCAGAAAACAGGTAAACGTCAGCAAAAAGGTACACCATGCCCCGTTAAGGGGAAAAAATGATTGGTACATACCTTATCGATAACGCAACTCTCAGTAAGTTTGCCGGGAGCGATATACATCAAGAACCCGCCACGCCCGTATCTGAGGCCGTCAAGGTGTTCTTCCAGTATGAAGAATCGCGTATAGAGAATGCCGAGGGTCAGATGACCGTGAGCAGGGCGTACGTGCTGTTTAACCCACGTACTATCATTGCGAGTGGGTTTGCTATCAGGGCGGCCAAAACCATCGCCTATGAAGACAAGATCATATACGAGGGGATAACATATTCGATAGTGCGGATTGCCACTATAAGGGATTTCAGTGTGAGGGGGTTAAAGGTATATGTCGCGTAGTCAGACGATGTACTTGGACACGAGGGATCTTACACGTAGGCTGATGTTATTGAATACGAAGATCCTGCCACTCAAGATTAAGAAGGGGTTGGCGGCCGCCGGTAATAGGCTTATGATGGATACGATTGTCAAGGAGCCCACTGTGCCGATTAAACGGCCTAACTACGGGGTAGAATGGTCGGGTGCGATAGGTACCATGTCTGATCGTAAACCCGGTGAACTCAGGGCATCGGGGGCGTTATTCGTGGACGGGCAAAAGAAACGGACATCGGTACATTACGGGGAACTCGCCACGGGTAAATATCAGCCGACGATCTACGGTGGTACACCGATCACACCCGGCACTCATGAGGCTTGTATAGTGTTTAATGCACCGTACGCCGCGGAGCAACACAATGAATGGCCTGATAAGACGCAACCGGGTGCCGGGCGATTTTATATGTCGGAGAAGCTCTACGGCAGCAGTGCGGTCTACATAGCCCTTATCGCAAGGAATATTAAGCTATGATAAAGGAATTTGCCAAATACATTGAGAACGGCACATCATTTGTGCTCGGAACCAACTTGTTTGAGATATCGACAAATCCCAATGTCACAAACGAGTGTATTGTTGTAGCGGAACCCGCGCCGGGTCTGGCGGACGGGACGCTCGAAGGATTACGCGAAGTACCTCTGGTGATATATGCCAGGGCGATCACACGTTTTACAGCACGGGATAATGCTTATGTCGTGTTCGACTTACTACACCGTAAAATGCAAGTGGATCTGCCGGTAATTGGAGGCGGCGACACATATACGTGCAATATCGTGTGTAGTACACCGTATTATAATGGTCTGGACGAAACTACCGAGCGGTTTGTTTACGTGATGCCGCTCACTGTTACTGTAACGAATATGTCGTAAGAAAGGATAAGACTATGGGTTTAGGACCTACAAGAGATCTGGGACCTGCTATTGCAAATTGGAATGGTGTTGATATAGCGGAAATCTTTGACGAAATGCGGTGGAAGCTGGAGGGGCAGAGTGAAAAGGTGTTTGAAATGCTCTATGGTGCAACCGCAGTGGATGAGGTATTTCTCGGGTATTCGGCCTGTGAGATTACTATTCCCGCAACCCGTATTACGTTGGCCCTACTGGCCACATTACTCCCCGGTGGTACGAATTCCGGTGGTGCGAATGGTTTTGTCGGTGTGAAGGGTGGTGCATCGGGTGCAGGGATCGGTGATTCCATGTATGATAACAGTCACTCACTAATTATTAAACCTATCCAAAACGGTATCGCTGCCGTAAACGGTAAATGGCTACGATTGGAACATGCGTATCCGGTACCGAATTTTGACGTGACGTTCAACTTACGCGATCAGCGCGTGTATGGATTCACATTCAAGGCGTTCCCTGATGCCACGAGCAAACTGCTCTGGTCTGCCGGGAAAGTCGCTATAGGTACATAGTACTAACAAGGAGGGCTTATGGCCCCTAACATTAACATTGACGAACTCGTCGAACCCATTAATGTCACGGTGGGCGGTAAAGCATACCACATCGACGACGTATCCCCGGCGCTTGCAGATGAGATATCGAATATCGGCATGAAGGCAAAGCAGGCGATGGGCGAGCTTGATCGGGCTACCGAGCTGTTGGTCGCAGCTCAGAAGACCAAGGATGAAACCAAGATTACGGCTGCACAGGTTACCGTTACGGCAGCCGAGGCAGCGGTGAAGGCGGAAGACAGTAACACCCAGATGGCTGACATCATGGCGAAAGTTCTGGGGGCCGAAGCTGCCGATATCAAGGCACTCGGCGTCCGTAAGTTAACTCGTCTCATCACATCCGTCATGGGGACGATCAATGATGAGGTAGAAGGAAAAAACGCCCCAAAGGTCAAAGCGACCCCATAGCAATTATCGCAGCGACCTTTCCGGGCACTTTCACTATTCACGAACTGCTCGACATGGGGATTAGACAACAAGGGTACTGGTTAAAGCAATCAGGTGCCCTAAGACGACAACGTATCGCAGACATGGCTCACGCGGTGGGAATTGCAAATGCAGACCAGGAAGACCACCAAAGAGCCATTGAAGAGCTTGAACTGGAGAAGTCAGTTAAGGACAGTCGGAAGGAACGTTCCGCGGCTACATGGGACATGATGATGGTGTTAGGAGGCGGTAAAGGTGTTTAACGTTGGATCAGTACAAGGTTATCTGAAACTGAATACAACTGGGTGGTCGGCATCGATGCGTAGCGCAAATATGTCGGTGGGAACACTTACCCGTTCCTTCTCCCGTATGGGGATTGTGGCTGTTGGGTCATTAATGTTGATCGAGAGGGAATTCGGGCGGTTTGACAAAGCCATTCGACATGCCACATCGGTTAGCGAGACAACTAACGAGCAGTTCATGAAGATGTCTGAGATGGCGTTGGACGCTTCGGTTAACTGGAACAAGACGGCTACACAGACCGCACAGGCGTTCTATTTCCTCGGGTCAGCGGGTTTGACGGTTACCGAGCAGATGGAGGCGTTTAACACCACGATCATGCTTTCTCGTGCCATGGGGTCGGAACTGTCCCAGACCGTGGAAGGCACTGTTGATGTCGTACGGGCGTTTAGTCTGGAATTCGCCAATATCGACAAGATTGCGGATCAGTTAACGAAAACCGTGATTAGCAGTAATCAGCAGTTCAGGACGCTCACACAGGCGTTATCATACGCTTCTTCAACTGCGGCATTAACCAATAACACACTGGCAGAGACGAACGCCATGCTTGGAGTCATGGCGAACGCTGGTATTAAGGGCTGTTATGATGACAAAACCGATGTATTAACCGCCCGTGGGTGGATACCGTGGGGTCAAGTGAGCGCGGAGGACTCACTGGCAACTGAGAACCCGGAAACCGGAGCTTTGGAATACCAGAAACCAACACAACTCATCCGTTACCACCATAAAGGTAAAATGTACCATGTTGCCAATCGTGGTATAGATCTTTGTGTAACACCAAAACATCGTATGTGGGTCAAGCGACGGGGACAAGATAAATACGGCATAGTGACCGCCTCTAACGTAAACGGTAAAGATGTCCGATATAAAGCAGGTGGGTTACATTGGGGAGGTACGGACGCAGAGCATCACACGCTTGCTGGCTTCCAGCAGAACCGAGGAAGTTGGGTTAAATCTATACCTGACATGAGTATTAATACCGAGGTATGGGCAACCTTCCTCGGCTGGTATATATCGGAAGGATCATGTGATTATAGGGAGGGTAATTACCGTATACGGATTACGCAAAACCCCGGTGAAGTTAGAGATAGGATGCGAGATGTATTAAGTAAGCTACCCGTACCGGTTGGGGAAGATAAAAATGGTTTTTCAATATGTAACGAGCAGGTATGGAAAGCGGTAAAGCCCCTTGGTAAAGCCCCAGAGAAATATATACCGGAATATGCGCTTAACTGGTCTCCGAAACTACTGGGTACCCTGCTTATTGCTCTCATGGAGGGTGATGGGGACTGTAACGAATGCTATTACACCTCGTCTAAACGGCTTGCCGATAACGTGATGGAACTGGCCTTGAAGTTGGGGGTATCGGCAACCGCAGTGATTAAATCTAAAGCTGGGACAATTTCTAATTACGATAAAGAAGGAAGGGCGATTAAGTCCCAGTACGATCAATGGAAAGTTAGTGTAAAACGTGAACAGCTTGAACCGGCATATTATCCGGCTGAATATAAAGGGGTGCACGGAGATCGTTTAGACGGCTCCAAGTTCCCTCATTGCAGCGAATGGGTGGACTATGATGGTGAAGTGTTCTGTGCCGAAGTACCCAATCATCTCCTTATCGTAAGACGTAATGGTAAGCCTATTGTTTCCGGTAATAGTATGGCGGGAACTGTATTACGTCGCGCTATGACGAACCTGATGGCACCTACGGGTGATATGGCGGACCTCATCTTCGAGCTCGGGTTAAATATCTACGACTCGTCTGGGGCGATGAGGCCGTTCATCAATATTATGGGGGAACTCAGTGATAAATTGAGTGGGGCATCGGAGCAGTATAAGAATCTGACGTTTGAGACATTGTTTGGACGAAGAGCTATTGCTGGTCAGATTCAATTATTTAACTATGGAGCAGTAGCGTTAAGAAATTATGCTGACGAAATTGAGAATGCCAGCGGGACCGCAGAACGTGTTGCGGGTAAGCAGATGAAGGCGTTTACTGAGGTGTTAGGGCAGTTGTGGCGGGAAATGCAGCGTATAGCGATTATCGTGGGGGATACGCTTGCACCAGCCATAGAGCGTATGGCTGTGATGATACGGGAACGGCTGGGTGTGTTCAGGGATTATGTGAAGGTGAATAGTGAGGCGGTAGGGGAGACGTTGAAGTGGACGGCGGCTATTGCCACATTGGCAGTGATCGGGCCTCCTGTAGTATTTGTGCTTATGAACCTTGTCACACAGTTTGGGATGTTAGCAAAGGCAATGGTAACAGTAGCAGGGGCGGCTATGACGAACCCGTTCACACTACTCTTGGTATCACTGTACATCTTACGCGCCACTTTGATGAAAGAGGGGTTCTGGGATGATGTATGGAGTGGGTATAATACCGCACTTGATTTTGTTGTAGAGCGTGCTAAAAGCCAGTTTAAAACACTTCAATGGTATGTGTATAAACTTCAAATGCGTACACTTGAAATAGCTGCCGCAAAGAAAAGTGGTGATTCTGAGCGAATAAAAGCAAATATTATGCCTTGGGACGAAGACCGTACCAAAGCAGAAATGATAAGATTTACCAAAGCGTATGATCACGTAGCCGAATCTTTTACCGACAATCTTAAAGTAATAGGCAAAACCGCAATCGACATTATGCCTGACATAACAAAAGCGGTAGGTGATGCGTTAGCGAAAGACGTTCCAAATATTATGTCTAAATTTGTGGATTCGTTAACCGGGATAAATCCGGCACTCGATGCCCTTCTTACTAAATTTGGATCAGTATTCGGTGAAATTAAGAATATCGCCGCCACGTTTATGACAGAGCCCAGTAAGTTTGGTGGGTTTGCTATGGCAATACCGGGAGTAGATGCAGCAGACCAAGAACGTCGTATGCTCGGGGTACGTGCGGGTATGTCGGACTGGCGCGATATGATGAAGGAGATCGAGGAACCTACCAAATGGGAAACACTATGGAGGAACGCGCTCACGGGCGTGATATTTGAGAGCGTTAAATGGAGTGATTTGCTGGTGACGGCGTTCAACGGTATCCGGTCCGCATGGGCCAGTACGTTTGAAGATGTACTTAATAACGGTGGCAAGATGAACGATTTCCTTGAGAAGATGTTTACAGATATTCTTAGGCAGCTTAACCACCTGGCGAGTGTATGGGCGGCGAATAAGCTCTTTGCCGGGCTATTTGGTTCGGGTATGGAAGGGCAGCCGGGGTCGGTGATTAACCGTAAAAGATCGTTTAATCCGTTTGCCCGTCTAATTAACCCAAATATGGGGGGTAGTTATACACCGCCGTCAACGGGGTCACAATTGGGTATAAGCTCGGATAATTATTCAATAAATAAACCACAACCATTAGGTCCGGGTGAAATATTACACAAGAGGATATCTACTCCACAGGTAGAGATCAATGTCATGAACACTAGCGGTACTCCGATGAATCTTGTAGTAAAAGGTCAGAAGATGACCGCTAGAAAGATGATTGTCGACGCCGTAATGACCGAACTTAACGAGAACCCTAACTTTGCCGCAGCGGTGAAAGGATAACCATGGCTACTTTCCCTAAACTATACAGACGCGGCACCGAATTGCATAATCCAATAGTCGGGGACTTTGACTCCACGATGGCACACGACCCAGTGATACGCAGCCAATCGGAAGGCGGGTATGTTACGTCACGGGCCAGATTCACTCGGGTGTCGCGGAAGTGGACGATCAAGTACGACTGGATGACGAAGACCAACAAGAATTCATTGAAGACGTTTGAGGATGCGCAGTACGGTGGTGCCGACAGTTTTACATGGGCTAACCCAGAGGACAGCACAAGCTATACGGTGCGGTTCCTCGGGTTGATCCGGTACGTCGCGTTACCCGATACTAACTTTACATTCTGGAATATTGAGTTCATACTGGAAGAGGTATAATGGAAACTCTCGATAGCAGTTATATTACTGAGCAGAATAAGATTGCGGCTGGCGGTGCGTGGATATGGCTGTTGGAGCTGGCCACTGCCGGATCTGCCACGTTGTACTACACCAATAACAATGCGCTAGGCGCACCGGGTGATTACTACACCACTTGGCCCACTGTTGGTGGCAACAAGTACCAATCTGTACCATTCGCCATGGACGACATTAGGGAGACCACAAGTGGTGATTTTCCGACGTATAAGCTCCAGATTGGGGATGTAGACCTGTCGAGTACGTTACGGGCAAGGGTACAGGCTACAGGAGGTATGACGGGCAGTACAGCAAGACTGATGGTGGTACATTCGGATCATCTGATGGTGACGACGCCGGCAATCGACGAGACTGCAGAGATATTGAGCTGTGACCTCACCGCGGACGCTGTGGTGTTCACGATAGGGATACCGAGTTTGCTCGGACGACGGTTTCCCCGTGACCGGTATATACCGGCGTTTTGTCGGCATAAGTTCGGCGGTGCGCTCTGCCAGTACGTGCAGCCATCATCACGTCGTGTGGGTAGTGTAGGGGGCGTAGGAATTAGTTTTGTAGCAGGTGTTGCTGGCACCAAAAGAATACAGTATAACACAATTGTTGCAGGCGGTCTACTCATTACCAAAGTATTTCAGCATGCACTTCCAAAGGGCGCACAACAGGGAGCAAACTACGTATTGGCCGCAGATGCCGGATTCACGATAAGCGGATCATTATATAACGATGGATTTTTCCTCGCCAATAGCTATCACGCAGTCTCCGAAACTTACGTAAAAGTGTTTATGGAGGCCGATGGGGCAAGAGCGTTTGTTGCTGAACCTGCTAATAGCTCTGCCGTTCTAACGCTTGGGTACAATGGCTGTGATCACACGCTCGAAGCCTGTGCACTCCGCAACAACACGCAGAACTTTGGTGGAAGTCCAGGGATTGCTGGAGGTGTTTATGGGTAATGGTATTGATATACGCGATCTTATTGGCAAAGAGTTTGTTAAGGGCGGCAGAACAGTGGCCGATGGGTTAGACTGCTGGGGTCTCACCATGGAAGTATACCGGCGATACGGGATAACCATACCCGATTTCGTAGTGGATGCGTTTGGATTTCAAGCGATTAACGCGCTGGCGGGTAGAGCGGTGGAGTCTCGGGTGTGGGAAGAGGTGCACTGTCCTACCGATGCCGACATACCACTGGTCGTGCTGATGCGGATGCACCCGATACTTATCACCCATGCTGGCGTTCTCATTCAACGTGACAAGATCATACACACCACGGCGGGAACCGGTGTCATCATGTCAAAGGCAAGCGCACTCGAAAGCAGAATAGCGGGATACTACCGATATGTTAAAGATAACTAATGTACTGAATCCGCTTACGGGCGGGGCCACCACGGACGAGCACGCATGGGTAAAGGGGCAACCGTTATCCCAGTACATGGGGTATGATGGTGAGTGTGTTGTGTCCTGTAATGGGGCTGAGATAGACCGCCCGCTCACCGAGATCCTTCCTGCCCATGGTGAAGAGTACATGGTTATGATTGTGCCGGAGGGCGGCGATAAGCAAACATTACGGATACTGGGGTATGCGGGCATGGGCGTGGTGCAGTTTATCCCGGGGTGGGGACCAATCGCGTCGTTCGTTGGTAGCAACCTGATAAACCTTTTCCTGCAGGACAAAGAGAAGTCACAGAGTACTTCGGAGTCATACGGATGGGAATATCGTGATAGCCCAGCGGCTTCACTGGGTAAAGCGATGCCGGTGGTGTATGGGAAAGCCCGTGTGCGCCCTATTATGAAAAACCGATATGTTACGAAGAAGGATGATGAGCAACGGCTGTACGCGCTCTACGGACTTGCTGCGCATAAGGTGGATGCGACTACGTACGCCGTGTACACAAGGACTCCAACCACGCCATACCAGCTCGGAGATATCGTAACGGTTAGCGCCGAGAATGGCACCACGTACCGGTATAAGAGTGGTACATCGTTCACAACGGCCCCATCATACACGGATACGGATTATTGGGAGCTATGGCACGGTACAGGGGCATTCGCCGATAGTGTTATCGTTAACGGATGCTCAATATCGAATTATAACGCAGACGTAGAATGGGAGACGCGGCCAGGGTTACCGAGTCAGACGGTAATTGAAGGGTTCGACGTTACGTATGCGAATACGGCGCAGAACGAAGAACTATACTTCGATGGCATTGGGGTGATCAATTCAAACGAGGCTAATATGAATGTGATGCCCCGTAGCACTGTACTCCGCTGGAAGCAGCATACACTCTACGTGAATGGGGTTACGTATCCATTGGCCAGCGGCCGGAAAGCTACATTTGGTTCGTCTCTTAATTATATTTACTTTGAGCCGGCGACATCAACAGAGGAATACCAAGTAGCGGATGTGGAGCCTACGGGTGCTGGTCAATTTCTTGTAGCCACGTTACAGGGAGGGGCAGTAAAACCCAACGGTTATCCCGGTATAGATAATTACGCGGGAGATGCCGACTGGACTACTTTTACTCTTCCTCTCACGGCAGCGCATAACATAGAGATTATATTCGAGTTTCCAAACGGGCTATACGGTGCCCCCGCCGGGCAGAATATTGTGAGCGCGACTGGGAGGGTGTTCGCACAGTACCGCGAGGTAGGCGGCACGTGGACCAATTTTTACTCTAAATTTGGCGATCCAGGTTACTTCAACCTTAACGGGATCACTGGCGTAAAGAAATACTCGTTTGACAGAAAAAACTCAAAGACATTCAGCATCAGTATGAGAGCGGTAGCCCAATTACATGCACTAAACTACTCCAAGAGTTACGAAATACGGGTTTCATCAAGCTCACCCGCTATAGCACGACTAACCAACATCGCAACTATTACCTATGGCGCTGAGAATGCGGACGGTACGAGCCCCGGTTTCACATACCCCGGCGAACCCCTGTTAGGCATTAGGGCATTGGCGTCGGGTCAGATCAACGGTGACCTTGATGTACAAGTGGATGTGGAACGGAGCTACGTGTGGGTGTACAACACGCGAAACAGCACGTGGGTGCAGGGCGCGGCGGATAACCACGCGTGGGCGGTATACGATATACTCGCCAACGGACACCCTGACCATAAGTCTTACCCCACGGCGGGCAACGCCGACGCAGAGGCCATATACGGGTGCGGCATCAACAAAGACCGCCTCGACTACGAAACATTCCGCACGTGGGCGGAGAACATCGGTGAGCTGGATTACGAGCTCAACATCGTGTTCGACACGTTCATGACAGCCTGGGACGCGATACTTCGCATATGTCAGGAAGGCCGCGGCATGGTCTACCCTATCGGCACCAAGATCTACGCGTTCACGGATAAGGCAGAGGATGTCTCGCAGCTCTTCACCATGGGGAATATCCACGCTGGCACCTTCGTACAGAAGTTTATGGAGGCAAATCAGAAGGTTAATATGGTTGAGGTGAATTACTATGATGCGGAACGTGAATATCAACGTACTACCATTGCCGCACGCTCTGCTGACTGGGATTCAACAACCGGGTTGAGTGTCCCCACTACGGTATCGTTGTACGGCACCACGTCCAACGACCAGGCACAGGCCATTGCCCGCTTCCTCATCATCGGTAATGAGCTCATAAACAACGTCATTACGTTTGGGGTGGATGTGGACGCGCTGGCGGCACAAGCCGGGGATGTGGTAGAGGTGCAGCACGACGTG